GGACTTCCTTAGCTGGTAGCCCCTAGCATCACAATCCTTACACTTGTTAGGTCTGGCATACTTTGTGCCATCCTTCCTTACTTTATAGGTTTTGCATTGCCCCTCACAGGTAGGGCAAGTGAATGCCTTAGTCTTGAACAGTCTGGTAGAGTTAGACTTTACTGCATCACGAAACTCTTGCGGTGTCTTGACAAAATCAAATAGCTCTGCCCACTCCTTTTTGTTGTTAACCCTACTGCTGAACAGCACCTGTGATGCTTGCTCTGGGCTGTTGATGTTGATAGGTGTGTCACCCATTAGTTGCCTAACCTGCTTATGTAGGCGGTGCTCTATGTCTGCCTTCTCTTCTTCAAACTCCTTCCTTACTTGCTGAAGGGCGGTGAGATCCACTTTGACTCCCGACATGTACAATCGGGTGAGGGTTCTACAGGTATTGAAGGTAATGGCTCTGATGGTATGAAGACTTTCACAGGAGGGGTCTGCGTAACGCTCTTCTTGCTTGAGGTACAGCCCCATAGTTGCGCCAAGATCAGCCCTAAGATAAAAGCTAAGCTCGTTGAGAGGAATCTCATTTGTGTTGTATCCTTCTTTAAAGTATTTCTTTAAGGTGTCTTGCTTCTGCACATCCAACTCATAGCGTTGAGCACAGGCATCTAGGCTCAGCGGTTCTTTCTGACCACGCAATAAGATATACTCTGAAAGCATAGTGTCATAGATAGCACCATCATACTTGAAGCCACACTCCCACAACCACATCAGGTCATGCTGTGCATTGTGCATTATTAGTAGCGTTGTCATGTCTAGTACTTTTTGTATCTCTTTACGCCCAGCGCCTGAGGTATCCTTCTGCTCAACATGATCTAGCGTTACGATACACTCAGAGCCACTTTTGACAGCCATCATACCTACCTGTACTAGGAAGTTAGTAGGCTCAAAGGGATCAAGTATTACCTTGCCGTTACGCTTTATTGTGGTGTTCTCTACGTCTAGTACTATTTCCATACCGCTCTCCTCTTACGCCTGATACTGAGATCTCTCTCCGTCTAACTCACAGTGTACTACACCGTGCCAACCACCCTTAAGCTTATTCTTAGCAATGTTCAAGTGCCTTTGTGTATCTTGTTCGTCTGCACCCTCAACCTGTGGGTTCTTAGATATCAAAACCATCAGGTCAGCTTCTGCTGCCTTGCCTGTCTTACTACCTTCCATCATTGACTGATCTACGTACACCTTACCTTCAGCTACTGCACTCAGCTGTGACATCCAGATTACTGCACAGTCATGCTGCTTAGCTATGTTACGTGCATGGATAGCCGCCTCTTTAAGATATACGTCAGACTTATCACTGGTCTTACTGGAGAACTTATCGCCCATGTCTAGTACTACTATGTCAGGCTGGTATGCCTTTATGATAGCCTCAACCCAAGCCATGTCTTTACCTGTGGAGTCATACAACTTGATGTTCTCCCGTACAGGCTCGTAGCGTGATGCAGCTAAGGCGTAGTTACCCTTTACCTCCTCCATTGACATAGAGGTAGCTGCACTAAGATACCGTGCTCCTACACGCTCATATGCTTCTTCGTTACACAGGACTATACACTTAGCACCCTGACTAGCAAAACCTCTAGGTCCACCAATTAGTGATGCGTGGAAGGATGTCTTACCTGTGTTAGGTCTAGCTCCTACAATAACTAAGTGTCCACCACTGATGCCCTCTACCTTGTTAGCTAGTGATGGTATGTTGAACCTCCACTTAGACTGTATGTCATTAGCTTGAAGTAAGTTATCTATTGAGATATCACCCCAATCAATCTTAAGGTTAGGCATGAAGTCATCTTGATAGTCAGCCAGTATCTTACGCATAGGCTCTAGACTTGTCTCTGTACCATTTACATAGTCAAAACCTAAGTTAGCAATCTCTTCGCCTACTACTTGCTGGAACAGTTTACCTAAAACTTCTTCAGCTATACCCTCAGACATAGGTGTTTGTTTTTCTATCTTCTTGAATAAATCTTTGTAGGTTTCTTTGTTGGCTGTTGTGATAGTAGCGTTGTGTGTAAAGAACAGACCCTCTAACTCAGGTACTGTGAGGTTCTTCTCATACGTTTCCATAGCATAATCTATAGTAGACTTGATCTTACGCACATCCTTAGTAAATAACTTATCAGGTGTACGAATACCCCTGTGGTTATCGTAGAAGTCTTTATCCATTAGTGTTCTAAGTAGTGCTAATTCCATTATATATCTCCCATCTGTATACGATACGCACCCTCAGGCGATTTGTAAGCCGCAATGATATCCAGGAATTGTTGACGGCTCATGTATAACATCTGATACTCATTAAGCTTATCATCAAACTGCCTCATGTAAACAATATCGTTGTCTGCAATAACAGTCTCAACATCCTCAAATTGATCTTCGTGGTCTAGTGTAGTAATTATTGAAGCATCTGATTCAAACTCAACGGTGAACATGGTTGATAGCCTCTCTCTCCTTGGAGCGTTGCTGCTCTTCATGTGTCATAGGTCTGATGTAGTGTCGGTCAAACCCTTCTAACTTCTTTAATCTATATTGTAAGTCTGTTATCTCTTTAGTCAACGCAAATAGTTCTTCTTCTTTAGTAGCTATCTCACGCTGTACGTTCTCTTTCTCACCACACATACTCATTCATCATCTCCATATACTAATGCTTCCCATGACACAGGGAAGAACTCCAGCATGTTCTGGTCAATCTGTTGTGCTACTAACTGTGTCTCATACTGTGTGTCAGTCTTCAATCGTAAGTTACACATATCAGCAAAGGCGTCAAGGCTACCTGACCAGTACCACTCAGTCATGTGGTTAAGTGGCAACACCATCCTTGCTTGCTCCTCACACACGCCCATCTTAAGTAGGTACTTGTACTGCTTGGCTGCCTCAATGCCTGACTGCTGTATGACACCATCTAAGGTGTTGTTATGTATAGGATAACCTGATCCTTGCTTCTTATCAGTGACAGCCTCACGTAACTCAGGCTTGTGGAACTCAGGCTCAGTGTCAACATACCTACGGCTGATCTCATTCCAACGTAGGAACTTATGCTTGACCAGCTGACGTGCTACAAACACGGGGGCCTTAACGTGAAAGGTTGCAAAGGCGTGGCCGAATGGTGAGGTATGCTTATGCTTAGCTAGGTAGTGTATTAGTTTAGTGTCTGAATCTTTTAGTACATCACTCTTCTTACCAAAGCTAACCCGTGCTGCGTTCACCACAGATAGGTCAGTACCCATGTGATCTATCAGTGTTGCATCAATCATGGCATTGTCACCCCTATACACTCTATTGTTTCTGACTTGTCATTCACCATAACAGCTGCGTGTCTTAGCTCTGACAGGCATAGTGTTTCATTAGCAAATGTATCTAGGTGGTGATACCTTACAGTTGATGTTGGTATTACCTGAAACCATATTAGTACCCACATTGTAGTCATCAGAAGGGCACCTCACCATTAGCGTTGCGTGGATCTACATAGTACCCCTTCACCATATGAGGTGGTACTTCTTTAGTAGTCATAGGGTGTGTACCCTCAAGCCCCATCTCCTTAAGAAAGTCTTTCAAGCTACCCATCAAGTGTCACCTCCCTTAGTATCTCTAGTGCCTGTTCTTCTGTTAGCTGGAACCACTCACCATTCTCATGCTTGCTCCAAGGGAGGGCAGTCCTAGCTTCTGCAAGCAAGTGTGCCTTAACCTCAGCTACATGATGATCATCAAAGTGTACAGAGTGTATAAGTTTGACGTTACGGTGTGGTGTGTATGTCTGGAAACTGGCATGGCGTGTGTCCATATCTTCAGCCTTACCAATCTTGACCCACCCGACATGGGCTGGATCGCTCATGACATACACATAGCCTTCCTTTGACTTTGTATCTCTTTCTAGAGTAGAGAAGTCTGCCATATCAGATGATTTGTAACGCCCTGCTTTATGCAATGGGTGGTTTATGGATATGTACTTACCATCCACCCGCATTTGTGCCGCATTTCGTTTATTGCTGGCCTCTACATTGTCCTTGTAGTAAGGCTTCTTACCTGTCTTAAGATTTACATTATCCATTTATCATATCCTTTAATCTGTTTACATCTGACTCTAACTTATATTTGATATCATCGTCAAGCCTTAAAGCTAAGACTCTTTTGCCTGTCCATGTCTCTACCTCCTGTTTGTATGATAGTGTCTTGCTCATGGCATCAGGGTCTAATGCTATGATAACCTTATAGAAATCTCCTATGTGTTCCATCTGCGCTGGGCCTAGTGACGTACCAAGTATGGCTAGGCCTGTTGTGTTAGGCATGAGTTGAGCCACGACAATGGCACTGATCACATCCTCTACCACTACACACACGCCGTTGGATGGGCCAAGCAGACGTTTGAATATAGATGCCTGACCAGTGTAGCGGAACCATTTAGGTATAGCTCCATCAAGGGCACGGCCTACTGCGTCAATCACTACACCCTTATGCTGGATAGGAAAGACAGCACGCCTATCCTTAACGTCATAGAAGATCTCCTCATTGGTTAAGCCCCAACGTCCTAAGAACCTATGCAGTAGCTGATGCTCAGGCTGAGGGTTAACGACATACTCAGGGTAAGGCATAGGCTCCAACTCTTTGCGTACCTTTAAGTCCAGCCCCTGCATACGCTTGAGTATCTCATCAGCTGTCATGCCTGTAGTAACTGCACCACGTATGCCACACCCCAACTTGTAGCAGTTGTACATCACCGCACCACCATCCTTAGATGCAGTGAATGTATTG